TCCAATACCAATAACTTTTCCATATTTGTAGAAACACAAATACCAAAACTTAAAAACAAGTTAAATAGTAAAGTTAAGAAAGTAAAAGATAAAGTATTGAAAATTAAATTACAAGAGGCAATCAACTGTGTTGATAAATTTTGTTTAAATGAATCAAGACAAACAGATGATAATTCTGTTGTTCAACTGTTGAGATATTATGAACTCGATAAAGAACTCAGTAAAGTTTGATTCCATAGTTAAGGAACTGGCAAATAAGTTATATCAAAAGAAGTTAAGTGAAATAACTACAACTGCCAGTATAGATCCTATAATGACACCTTATGCTTTTAGTAAGAAAGGGATGAAAAAGAAGAGGAAGAAAGATATTGAGAAACAAACTGGATATAAGTTTGTTGATGAAGCTTTATCTAATGATGATATCAAAAAGATAAAGAAAGAAATAAGAAAAGAAGTATCCGATATCTTATTTGATATTTGGGTAAAACGAAGCTCGTGGGGAGGTAAATAATGCCAAGGTATCAAGCAGATCCAAATAACCCTAAAAAACAAATACCAAAGCAAACTAATTCACAGAATTTTGCTGGTATTGCTGTTTTTGCAACAGATGCTCTGGCACAAGTATCTAATCCCGCAACTGGTACAATGACATTTAGTCAAGAGAGTAATAAAATTTTTATTTACAATGGGACGGCTTGGGTAAAAACTGCTGCTTTATCATAACATAGGAACTTAAAATGAATAAAAAATTATTAGTAGATGTAAGACCATTTGAAATATCTCGTCAGAAAATTGACGAGAGTATCAAAGAAAATGATGGTCGTTTAGTAGTAAAGGGTGTATTACAAAGAGCTGAATCAAAAAATCAAAATGGACGAGTTTACCCACGAGAAGTATTATTAAAAGAAGTTTCTAAATATTTAGAAGAACAGGTAGCTGAACGAAGAGCACTCGGTGAACTCGACCATCCTGAATCATCTGTAGTTAATTTAAATAATGCGTCACATAATGTTATTGAGATGCATTGGGATGGTGATGACCTTTTAGGAACTGTAGAAGTTCTGTCCACACCAAGTGGAAATATATTGAAAGAACTATTTAAATCAGGTATTAAACTTGGTATTTCATCAAGAGGATTAGGTAGTGTCGAACCAGTAAATGAAAAGAATGGTGAGGATGGAACTGTTGAAGTTCAACCAGACTTTGAACTTATTGCTTTTGATTTCGTATCCAATCCATCTACACATGGTGCTTTTATGAGACCAGTTAACGAAGGTGTAGAAAAACAAAAACCTGAAACAAAAATCGAATCCATTATCAACTCAATAATGAGGGGATAAAATGCCATCGGTTTCCAAGAAACAACAAAAGTTCATGGGAATTGTTCGGTCTATCCAAAAGGGTGAACAACCTGCAGGTAAATTTTCCAAAGCTGCTCAAGATGCTGCTAAAAAAATGAAAAAAAGTAGTGTGAAGAAATATGCTAAAACCAAACACGATGATTTACCTGTCAAAAAAGAATCTTTATCAA